TGTAAATTCAGCCCAAGCGAAGATTTTTTGTTGTACCAATGCTCGGAATGTAAAAGAATTGAAGAAGAATACTGGTTAAAAAAAACTTTTAAATGATTAAATCTTGGGCAATACCATTGGGATACTTGTTTAGATGGGCAATACATAAGATAGTAAAAGGAATTAATGTTCTAAGCGGTTATAAGATTTGGAGAAAAGGGGAAGAGGGAGATATTAAATGAAAGCTAGATGGATAATAGGGGCTTGTTTAGGGTTTATGTTATATTTCTTTATTATCACTGAGGTAGCTAGAAGGCAGATGGTAAGAGATGCCGAGAACACATACCACGAACAGTGTACTGTAGAGGAGTGCTATAATATGTATGGTAAGGTTATACCAGAAGATGAAATACCAACACCATGCCCAGCACCAAATCAAGTAAAGTAAAGAAACCCAAAATAAGTATGCGTGCTAGAAAGTACGTAAAGAACAAGGTAGCAGGTATGAGTGATACCCAAGCAGCTATAAAAGCAGGGTATAGTAAAAACACGGCAGTAGCAGCAGCAGACAACATAGAAAATCCTAGTGTTAAAGTGTTAATGACTGAATTGATGGATAGACAGGGATTAACTGACGAGCAATTAGTAAAGGATATAGATGAAGGACTTCATGAATCTACTAGAATATTCGGATCAGGAGATAACTTCGTAGAAACACCAGACTATCAAGTAAGACATAAATACCTAGATACAGCATTGAAGCTTAAAGGTAAAATGATTGAGAGGACTGACTTAACAAGTGCAGGGGATAAGTTAGAGGGCTTGGTAATAATTAAAGATGGAAGTAAATCTAAGTAAATGGCAGACGGAAGTATGGGACGACAAACATAGGTATCAAGTAATAAACTGCGGAAGGCGAGCAGGTAAGTCAACGCTAGTGGCATTGAAGATGATTACCCTAGCTTGCGAGAAGAGAGTTGATATTTGGTACGTTGCTCCGACATACAAACAAGCTAAAGCAATCATGTGGATGATGCTTGGTGATTTAATTCCTAAACAAGCTTTAAAAAAGAAGAACGAGACGGAATTAACCTGTTACTTCAACAATGGCTCAAGAATACTTCTAAAAGGTGCTGACAATCCAGATTCACTAAGAGGAGTTAAGATAGATTTTTGTGTATTTGACGAGGTAGCATTCATTGATAAGTGGGAAAGCGTATGGCAGGTAATTAGACCTACATTAGCAGATAGTAAGGCTAGTGTTATGTTTATCTCAACTCCTAATGGATTTAATCATTTCAAAGAGTTAGCAGAGATGAAAGATATTGATTGGAGTTATCACCACTACACAAGTTATGACAACCCATACATACCAAAGGAAGAGATAGACAAGGCTGGTTTAGAGATGGACGAGGATTCGTTTGCTCAAGAGTGGATGGGAGAGTTTAGGAAACTAAAGGGATTGATATATAAGGGATTTAAACGAGATGTTCACATGACGACTATTCCAGATTTCAATTCATTACAAGGTTCTGGTTGGTCTTTTACTAGGGCGTTAGACTTTGGCTATGGTCATAAGTCAGCGTTAATATACTTTGCTATCAATAATAACGGACAAGAGATATATGGATATGATGGAATGTATAAGGAAGGGATGGTTGAATCACAAATAGCTGAGGTGGTTAAGACTAAAGACTCTGGTAAGGTTATCAACAATCCTGTAGCAGATTCGGCTCAAGCAATGAGTATTGAACAGTTAGCACAGATGGGAGCATTCTTTAGTCCAATAGAGAAAGGGCCTGATTCTGTAAAGCATGGAATAGCAATGGTGGCAGAGTTACTAATGGTAAGGGCAGACACAGGTAAACCAACGCTAATGTTTAATAAGAACTTAGACTGGATAGCTGACGAGTTTGAAAGGTATAGGTGGATGGAGAATAAGAGTGCTGATAACACAATCAAGGAAGTACCAAACAAAGTAATGGACGACGCAATGGATGCTATTAGATACTTTGCAATGTCCTACAAAAAGAGACAGGATGTAGTTAAAGAGTATAATAGGGATAAATGGGCGATATAGCCAGCTTAGCCTCACTATCAACAACCAAGCATATAGTAATAGAGGAAGTAGTCATCACCCAGAAGATGTACGGATGGAGTAAGTATGGTGGTGCTAGACATGGACTTATCAAAGAAGATCCTAATATATGGTATTGCCAGTGTTGCGGAGATGATCAGACAAGAGAGTTACCAAGCTTCATGTACGAGTTTCGTGATCGTGAATACCTAAGAATATGTTCTAAGTGTTGGTATGACATTAGAAACGGGCTGAGTGTTGATGAAATAAAGGTCAAGAAACAAAAGCCTAAGACTATTTGGAGTTTGTTTGATATTGAAAGTTGATAACCCAAGAAGGATATATATACAATTAACTAATGGAAACAATACTAGAGGTAAATTCCCACTACGGAACATGGACAGAAGATGTAGATACTAGGCTTAGTCGTAAGAACGGTTGGAATGCAATAACAGACGCTTACTGGGGCAAGTTACCTGATAACTTTCCTTACACTTCAAGAGTAGTCGATCCTAGAATACGAACATCACTTAATGAGAAGAATGGAAGGCTATTAAACTCTAAGCTTCAAGGTAGATTAGTACCTAGAGAAGGCGGAGATATACTAAAAGCTAGAATACAAAACGCAATACTAGAGTTTCAATGGGATAGTGCTACCAATGGTGGCACAATGCTTGGCAAATGGTCTGATATGGACATGGACGCTAGGCTATACGCTTCTAAGTTTGCGTTAGTACCTTGGAAAGTAATCAAAGAAGGTAAGAAGGTTGTATTTGAGGGAAACGAACTAGAGCCATTAGACATTAGGGACTGCGGCATTGATCCTACTTGTCATAATATTAGAGATGCTAAATGGTTTCAGCGTAGAGAATGGGCAAAGGTTGAGGACTTAGAAGAAGATAGAAAACTATACCCTGGATTATCAAAACTAATTAAAGCTATTAAAAGCGAGGATGACTATAGGAATGATAGACGAGATAGTGCATACCAAAGTCGCTTGCTATCACTAAAAGGATTAACTGATAGGGTAGGAGAGGACAAGACATTTCCTATAGTTGAGATATGCCATGAGTATAGGATTGATAAATGGATAACCTTCTCACCAAAGCACAATATTATCCTTAGGGAGATAGATAACCCATACCAGCATGGCAGGATTCCTATTGTTCAGCTTAAATACTATCCTCTAAACGATGATCCTTTGGGTGAAAGTGAAGTTGAACCGGTATTGCCATTGTGGAGAGCCATACAGGCGACACTTTGTGGATACTTAGACAACATGAATACTCATATTAGACCACCATTAAAGATATTAAGTGGTGCAGCTAGGATAGAAACGATAGTATATGGACCTGAGGCTCAATGGATGGTAGATAGAATGGATGCAGTTGAGGAAATGAAGGGTAGTGGCGAGGCATTGAGATACTTCCAGACTACATACTCTGCATTAGTTAGTGCTTTCAATACAGCAATGGGAGATTTGTCTCAAGGTGTTAGCCAGATTGATCCTTTTAATCCTGATAAGACAGCAACAGAGGTAAAGCAGACAGCTAAACAGCAGAATATTAGAGATCAAAGCAATCAAAACAGAATAGCAGAGTGTATTGAGGACATGATGGGTATGTGGGTTAGTAATAACAAGCAATTCCTATTTAGTGATAAGACAAAGAAAGAGATTGTATTAAAGATTGTCGGTTCTGAGGCATTTGAATACTTCCAGAGATCAGGACTAGATGGAATGGAGATTGAACGAGAGGCAATGGAACTTATCGGTGAGACAATACAACTACAAGATGGAAACGTATCAGATGATGACATTATGGCAATGATGAATGCAGGTAAAATGCCTAAGTTCCCAGTTGCTACTGAGGAGGGTGTTAAGCCAAAGATGAAACTATCAGAGCTAGAGGACAGCGCAGAGTTGGCAGTTACCCAGGATGATATGGATGGAACATACGACTATGTATCAGACGTTAAGTCTATGGCTTCTGGTGCTAACCAGGAGATGATAGAAGGACAGCAAAGATCGTTCGCAATGTTGACAAATCCGCAAATTGTGACACAATTACAGCAAGAGGGATGGAATCCTAAGATTAAAGAACTATCCGTTAATATATTAGAAAATGACGGTGCAAAAGATGCAGAAAAATACTTCGAGAAAATCGACAATCAAGGTATCCCAGGAGCAGGCATTGACCCAGCTACAGGCAATCCACAGGCTGGTCAAGTCCCCGGAGTTCAAGGAGGGGCTACTCCCGTACCTCAGGGTGCTCCTAGTCAAGGAATGGCT